CAAGATAAGTTTTCATTATTCAGAAGGTGTTTTAATAGATATAACCACAACATTGCGTACATATGAATATGCAGAAAATTTATTTGATTTAATGAAAAAAATATGAGATCAGCACCACGATACGACAATTATAATGATTTTCCAAGTGATTGGACACCATGGGAAGCTAAGTTTCTTTGGTGGCCTAAAAAGATTGAAGGCAAGTCTTACTGGCTAACTAAAGTTTATGAACGGCATAAAGTTAAATTTTTATATATGATTGATCAAGGCGACGGCGGTAAATGGGCATTTCAGTATCAATATGCGTTCAATATATTTGATTTAATGAGGAGTGAAAATGAATAAAGTTGTTATTGTTACTGGAGGGTTTGATCCTCTACATGAAGGACATATTGAATACTTTAAAGCTGCAAGAGCATTAGGCGATCATCTTGTTATTGGTATTAATAGCGACGAATGGCTAACTCGTAAGAAAGGTGCTGCTTTTCAGTCGTGGAAAACTAGAGAATCCATCATTAAGAATCTTAAGATGGTTACACAAGTAATCGACTTCGATGATAGTGACAATAATGCAATAGATGCTATAGTAAAGACTAAAGCATATTGGGGACCAAATCATCATTATATTTTTGCAAATGGCGGAGATAGAACTAAGGATAATATTCCTGAAATGTCTGTAGAAGATGTTGAATTTGCATTTAGTGTTGGTGGCGATGATAAGATGAACTCCAGCAGCTGGATTCTAAACAAGTGGAAAGAACACAATGGAGAAAACTGAAAGAGCATGGGGCTATTATTCTGTACTGGATGAGACAGAGGGATATAAGCTTAAAGAGATTGTTGTATCGCCAAATCGTTGTCTTAGCTATCAGCGTCACGAATTTCGTAATGAGCTTTGGTTTGTTAAGCAGGGCAAAGGTACATTAATCTTAGATGATGAATCGATCGTACTAAAACCAGATGTACATGTCTTTATTAAGCGTGGGCAATGGCATCAATTAATTAATGGCACTAACTTTGAGCTGCGTATCATTGAGATACAGCATGGCGAGAAGTGTGAAGAGGAAGATATTGAACGTCAATGAACTTTTCAGCTGATATTGATATTGATTTCGCCGATAGAGAAGCAGTTCTTAAGGTAATTAAACACACCCCTGCTGCTATCAATCGAAATGGAGAATGGACAAAGCATAATACAGGAGTATATGTCAATCCCATTCCTTCAGATCCATTTACTGATCTTGCTAACATCGATTATCAAAAAGCTGAAGAGTTAGGATATATCAAACTTGATCTGCTTAACGTACATGTATACAGTAAAGTTCGAGATGAAGAACATCTAAATGTACTAATAGCACAAGAGCCTATGTGGGATATGTTACAGCATAGAGAATTTGTCGAGCAGATCATTCATATTAATAATCATTATTATCTGCTACAACGAATGCCAGAACCTGTAAACACCATTGCAAGAATGGCAATGTTTCTTGCTGTGATTCGTCCTGCTAAGAGACATCTAGTAGGACGAACTTGGCGGGAAGTGGGGCAGACTGTTTGGGATAAGAGTGAGGACGGATATTTCTTCAAGAAGGCTCATGCCATTAGCTATAGCCAATTAGTAGCAGTACATATGAATCTATTAACTGAGTTTACGAACTAGTTGAACAACACGACGCTTTGTTCTTTTATTAGCTAATCCTGCTAAACTGACCACATGACCTTGTTGTTCTTTAATGTCTTTGACATTTAGCGTGACCATACTATATCTAAACTCGCTCCAAGAATGTTTAAGGAAAATGTTGATGGGGATAGATCTATTACTTTCCCACCACCATACATCTGCTTGTTCCAGAAATCTTCGTTTATGCTCTTCAGTTTTTAATTTATTGAACGCATACATGCTGACGATATCACCGTCGTGATTTTGTATAACACCAACATATTCGCTGTGCGTATATTTTATAAAACTGAGAAATGGGTAATTTTCTAACAATTGTTCCAAACTTAATGACATAAATATTTCTAAGAGACGGGGTTTAAAGTGCAATCAATCTCAGGATATTTATATCTCCAAACTATGGACCTTGTTATTTTGGATTCAACACCTAATCGGGAGAATACGCTAGTGTATGCAAAGCCCTTACAGATATACAAAGGCATCGATAATAAGATTAGATTGTTGATTAAAAATCAAGACCAAAAGTTACAGAACTTATTAAGTTCAACTATCATTTTTAATCTAATAGATGGCAACAATTCTGAAATAGTGTTCACCAGACTTTGCTCAATTGCAAATGATAAGGGTGCTGCTATCGTAGTGTTAGATGAAGAAGATCTGAATGATGTTGATGCTGGTTCATATAATTACAGTATAAAATTGGTAAATGGCGAAGGTGAGATGAGTATTGTCTATGCAGATGACAATTACAATGCTCAAGGGCAAGCAAGAGTATTAGATAGTGTGTATCCACAATTCTTACCTAGTCTACAGCCAAACATCGGACCATTTTATAATAATCCTACAAATAGTATATTTGGATATAGTGATTCTGGAATAGCATATAGTAGTGTATCTAATGTATTAGACAGAGTTAAATCTCGTGCAGTATTACAAACTGTTCAATATTATGGAACTGGGTTTACCGGTGTTGTCGTAATACAAGGTAGTTTAAGTGCTAATATGACATCATATCCAGATGATTGGTTTGATATAGATACACAGACTTTTACTAATTTTACTGGATGTCAATTTAGTACTTTTATTGGCAAGATTGGGTTAGTTAGATTTAAAGTCACAACAACAAGCGGCTCATTAGATAAAATTCTTTATCGTCCATAAAAACATGCTATAATGTAGCATGTTTGAAATACAGCAAGAACTTTTGGCGCATTTGCCATCCAAAAGAAAAAGCACATCCAGTGGGTGGATTAGCTTTAATGCACCCTGCTGTCATCATAATGGTCAAAGTCAAGATACAAGAGGTCGCGGCGGATTATTGCCAGGACAAGATGGCAACACTAGCTATCACTGTTTTAACTGTCATTTTACCGCCAACTGGCAACCAGGTCGCCGCATCAATCTAAAGATGCGTAAGCTTATGACTTGGTTAGGTATGGCGGAAGATACTATCCGCAAGCTTAGTCTGTTTGCTCTTAGCCAACTTGATACCAGCATTGATATTAAAAAAGAAGCAATTAAAGAACTTCCAAAGTTTGAATGTAAAGAAGTATGTCCTGGGCAAAACTTACTAGATTGGTTCATCACTGCGGGAATCAGTAATGAGGATATTACACAAGCAGAAACTATTGTAAACTATCTCGATCTACGTGGATTTGGTAATAAGTTAGATTATTTTAAATGGCATAATGATAAATCTACTCCCATGTACAATCGTGCATTAATTCCGTTTACTTGGTTAGGTCAACCAATGGGATATAGCGGTCGTAGCATTGTACCAACTAAACGCAAATACTATACAGAACATCCTCCTCACTTTGTGTTCAACTATGATCGTCAGCAGACTGATGCTAAGTTCTGTCTACTAGTTGAAGGAGCAATGGATGCTATTGCCATTGATGGTCTTGCAATTCTAACTAACGAATGTAATGAATCGCAGGCTATGATAGTTGATAGTTTGAATCGTGAAGTTATTGTTGTACCTGATCGAGACAAAGCTGGAACTGCTTTAGTAAAAGCAGCTATGGAATATGGATGGAATGTTGCCTTTCCTGATTGGGAAAAGGATATCAAAGATGCAGCTGATGCAGCAAATAGATATGGACAATTATTTACAATGAAAAGTATATTGAATAGTGTTGAGACAAGTAATCTTAAAATCCAACTTATGAGCCGAAAGTGGTTATCATAATACATAATAACATTTCTAATAGAATAAGTGTATAATGTATAAGGAGACCTAATGGCAAAATCATACGAAACTGGTATTCAGAAGTTATTCATTGAAATGATGTTGCAAGACTCTCAGAGTTTTGTGCGTGTTCAGAACATCTATAATGTTGAAAACTTTGACAGAAGTCTTAGAACAGCAGCAGAATTTGTGAAAGAGCATTGTGAGAAGCATAATGCAATGCCTACAATTGAGCAGATTAATGCTGTTTGCAGAACTGATTTCCAGTTAGTGCCCGGGATGAACGAAGAACATTACAATTGGTTCCTTGAGGAGTTTGAAGGATTTACTAAGCAGAAAGAATTAGAGCGAGCAATTCTTAAAGCAGCAGACTTACTAGAGAAGGGCGAGTATGATCCTGTTGAAAAGTTAATTAAAGATGCAGTACAGATCAGCCTGACTAAGGATATGGGTACAGATTACTTCATGGATCCTCGTACTCGATTAATGCGTATTAAGGATAACAATGGGCAAGTATCTACAGGCTGGTTAAGTTTGGATAAGCTGTTATACGGCGGCTTTAATCGCGGTGAGCTCAATATCTTTGCTGGCGGATCTGGCAGTGGTAAGAGCTTGTTCATGCAGAACATTGCAGTCAATTGGGTGTTGCAAGGGCTTAATGGCGTTTACATCACGTTGGAATTAAGTGAAGAGCTAACAGGTATGCGTATTGATAGTATGTTAACCAATGTTGCTACGAAGGATATCTTCAAAGATATTGATAATGTTGAAATGAAACTCAACATGATTAAGCGTAAATCTGGCGAACTTCAAATCAAGTATATGCCAGCACAAAGTAATGTAAATGATATTCGAGCTTATTTAAAAGAACTACAGATTAAAACTGGCAAGCGTGTAGACTTTGTGATGCTGGATTATATGGATTTGCTGATGCCAGTTAGTGCTAAAGTTAGTCCCAGTGATCTATTCGTCAAGGACAAGTATGTTGCAGAAGAAGTTCGTAACCTTGCAAAAGAATTAAAGATTCTACTTGTAACAGCAGCACAGTTGAATCGTAGTGCAGTTGAAGAAATTGAATTTGATCATAGTCATATCTCAGGTGGTATCAGTAAGATCAATACAGCAGATAACTTATTTGGTATTTTCACAAGTAGAGCAATGCGTGAACATGGCAGATATCAAATTCAGTGTATGAAAACTCGTAGTAGTAGCGGTGTTGGTCAGAAAGTTGATCTTGAGTTTGACATTGACAGTTTGCGTATTCGTGATGCTCCAGACGGAGATCAAGCAACAACTAAGAAACCAAGTTTTACAATGAGTCAGTTAAAGCCAACAAACACTTTACGACCTGCTGAATCAGATACTGGTAAGATATCTGCGGATGTTAACAGCAGCAAATTAAAGCAAATGCTGGCTAGTATCAAATCAACAAGTTGAACAATGTTTACAATAAATAAATTGGGGATTAATTTTGCGTAAACAGACTCGTAGTATCTTAGATGAGATTAGTAGTATTGTTCCTAATCATGATCGCAATTTTGTGATTGAAAGCAGAGCAACTCATATCATCAATTCAGCTATTAATCTAATTCGTATGATAAACGAATCATACGAAGGCGAGGATGCATCTGATTTAGAACGACGATTAATTAATAGTATACGAGGCAGAGATCCTAACAAATTTATCAGAGGGCTTAGGAGAATACGCGATGAAGATGAATGACATTACAGAAGGCTTTTGGGACGATATTAAATCTGGTTATAAAGCAGGACAAAAAGATTATATTAGTCGTCGTGCAAAAGAACTTGGCATTACTCCTCAAGCAGCAGCTCAACCTGCTTCAACAGCAAATGTAAAGAAACCTTTAAGTCAAACGCCAAATGCCATTAGAAAGCGTAATGCTAGAGCAGCAAAAGGTGCTACACAGGCGGGCGCAGCACCACAGACTACAGCAGCACCACAGACTACAGCAGCACCACAGACTACAGCAGCACCACAGACTACAGCAGCAAAGCCTAGATATAGAATACCTGCTGGATCATCTCCCGCTGCACCTGCAACAAAAACTGCACCTCCTGTAAAAGCTCCTACAACTAGTAATGCTCCTCCTGTACAATCACCTGTTGCTGCTAAACCGTTGCCAATTAAAACTGGTTCTAAAATTAAACCATCTAATATAGATATCGATGCTGTACTAAAACTAGCAAACAGTTTAAGTCCTGAAGAGAAGAAAAAACTTCTTCAAGACCTATTAAAAAGTGGCGTGAAAGTATCAGCTGGCGGTGCCTAATTTACGTCTCCAGTATAAATATTATTAGCGTAAGAAACGCAATTTTTTGGAGAAAAAGAAATGGCAACAATTTATCGTGTAAATGGCAACGTAGGTGCCGTTGGTGACATTTATGGTCAGGGTTTTGCAGGTGCAACAACTCAAGTAAGTGCAAGTTTTATTGGTAAGGCTCCACTAGCAGTAGGCATTCGTGTCGCAGGTGCTACTGGGCAGACTAATCTACAGGCAGAAGCTGGTGTTAACGGTGCAGTAGAAGGCATTCTAAAGTCAATCACTGGTAACTCAACTATCCTAGCTTATCAGCTAGAGCCAGGTACAACTGGTAACCTAAGCGTATTGCTTGAAGGTGCTTCAAGCTTAGCAGCTTCGGACATTCAGGCTATCATCCGCGGTGGCGGTAATGGCGCTGGTTGGTATGGCAACACAACTGCTGTTGATGCAAGTCAGACACTTGTAACAAACTACGGTTTCAAGCTATCAACTGTAGCAACAGGTTCATAATTTAACCTAATATAAATTAGAGAGGGTGTTTTATACACCCTTTCTTTTTGACTGAATTTCTACAATATAAGTATTGAGTGATTAACAATACTTCATATACCTGCTACACTCTATTCGATATACCCGATAGAGGAACCAGAAGTCAAACTAGAAATTGGAATACATTAATTCAAATTTTAAGTTTGCGTACACAACCTTTTATAACTAAATTTCCTGAATGTATAGTTGATGATTTATCAAATTATAATTTTGGGAAAATTTATACAGGTAAAGCTAATATTTGGACTTTTGAATTTGAAACAGAAAATCCTGAATTATATGGAGATTCAATCGATCCAATTAAAAATTTAGTGTCAGACACGAATCTAGTACCATTGGTTGATTATAATAATTTTATTCAACCTCCTAAATGCTTGTTAACCTCAAGTGATTCTTGCAACATTTATTATATCTTTAATAAATAAAGCATGGCAGAGAGAGAAGGCTTATGAGCACACAGTCTATTATACCAACAGATATTGAAAAAGAAAGTCTGGAAGCCCACGTCGAGTTGTGTGCTCAGAGGTACGATGCCATGAAAGATAATATGGAGAGAATGGAAGACCGTCTCACCAATGTTGAAACAATTGTTAAACAAATTAAAGATATGTTGGTTGAAAAGGAAAATAAGGCTTATATAAAATTATTAAATCTAGGCATTGGAATTATTGGCTCATTACTTACGGCACTATTGGGAATCGGCATTTATTTAATTAAGAATCCACCAAATTAACTGTATTGACATATTAGTTCTATTACGCTATAATTAGATATGGCTCAGAACAAAACATTTGAAAAAATACAGAATTTCATCAAAGAAAAAATTGACTCAAATTCTAATTCAGTAGTAATTACTAATATTACCAATGGATTTAAAATTAATGACCTAACTGTTAATCAGGTTGAATCTGCATGGGTTATTAAAAATTCTTCAGAATCTACTATTGGAAACTTTAAAAGCAGACGTCTTGCTGTATTAACAGCAACATTGATTGTTAAAAAGCGTAATGATGTGAAGATTACCCCGGGCTTAGACACACATCTAGCTACTCTTAAACATGATAAGATTTTGTTTGAATCGAAAATATCTAAGAAATTCAAGAAAGAATTATTTGAAGATAGATATAGTAGAACTGTATTTGAGCTATCACAGCTATATGAACAAATTAACGAATTAGAGAAATCTGTCGGCTTGCAATAAATACATTAAACAAGGATTCTATCATGTTCGTCAAAGAATTTGGCAAAAACTTAACAAGTAAAGAGTTAAACGCACAACTTGAAGGCGTCTATAAATGGCGTTTAAATCTAGCTCAGATGAGTGAATCAGATGCTCATCGTACACTTGATAAAATGGGAAGTAAGATTCGTTCTATTAAGAACAGTAATCTTGCACATCATGCAGAGCGTAACCCACAGTTTATGGAAGCTATGCTTGTTAGTAATGTGCTTGAATCTTGGTTAGATGAAAGAGCTACTATGCTTGCTGAACGTACACTTACTCCAAGCGAAGTTAAGAAGCGTGAGAAATATGCCAAAGGCATGAAGAGTGTTAAAAGTGACTTTAACAAGCGTTATGGCAAGCGTGGCGAAGAAGTCATGTATGCAACTGCTACTAAGATGGCAAAGAAAGAATCTGTTGAAGAAGCAATGGATGTTCTTAAGGGAGTTCTTTCCGGTCGTAATCAGCTAAATGAAGGCGAAGTTGATCAAGCAAGTGCAATTGTTGCAGCTCGTGGATTAGTAGATGAAATCCAAAAGATGTCAGAACGCATTGGTAAAATGATTAACGAAGAACTTCCAAGCTTAATGGATACTATTCGTGATCGTGTTGGTATTGATCAAGCACAGGCATTTAATACTGCTGCACAAGCTTCATTAACTCCACTTATGGATGCTG